AACCATAATTTCTTCTTTAAGGAAAAGAGAAAATGAGTAATACCTTATTAACCATTAGCAAGATCACCAACGAAGCGTTGATGGTCTTGGAAAACGAATTAACATTTACTTCTGAAGTAGATCGTAACTATGATGACCAGTTCGCTGTAGTCGGTGCAAAGATTGGTAACACAGTCAATGTTCGCAGACCAGGTCGCTTCATCGGAACGACAGGCCCTGCCTTGAATGTTGAAGATTTCAACGAAACTTCAGTTCCTGTAACCCTCTCAACCCAGTTCCATGTGGACACACAGTTCACTACTCAGGATTTGGCTTTGAGCTTGGATATGTTCTCTGATCGTGTTTTGAAGCCAGCAGTTGCAGCTATCGCCAACAAGATTGACCTTGATGGTTTAACAATGGCTAAAAATGCTACTTACAACACAGTCGGAACTGCTGGAACTCCTCCAACTGGTCTTATCACCTTCTTGAACGCTGGTGCTTACCTTGATTCTGAAGGCGCTCCTCGTGATGGTCGCAGAGCTGTGATTATTGATCCATTCTCAAGCGCAACGATTGTTGATAGCTTGAAAGGTCTGTTTGTTCCACAAGAAGCAATTGGACAACAGTATCGCAAAGGCTTGATGGGTCGAGATTCTGCTGGTATGAACTGGAAGATGGATCAGAACATTGTGAACCAAACTTACGGCTCTTTTGCTGGAACGGCTACAGTCAATGTAACCACAGCAACTGGTTTCTTGACTAGCGGTTGGGCTTCCAATGCAAACATTACTTTGACTTTGACTAACACAGTTAGCCTCAATCAAGGTGATACCTTCACTATTGCTGGTGTATTTGCAGTAAACCCACAAAATCGTCAGTCTTATGGCAAGTTACGCAACTTTGTTGTAAATACTGCTGTAAGCGGAACTGGTGGAACTATTACTGTCAATGTATCTCCTGCTCCTATTTCTGCTGGTCAGTTCCAAAACATCAGCGTAACTAGCTCAGGCGCACAAGCAGTAACTTTCTTCAACAGCACAGGAACTGTTAGCCCACAAAATATCCTCATGCACAAGAACGCATTTACTCTCGCAGTAGCCGATCTTGAGTTGCCTGAAGGTGTTCATTTTGCTGGTCGAGCAAGCGATAAAGAAATCGGTCTGTCTATGCGTGTGGTTCGTCAATACACCATTAACAATGACTCGATTCCTACTCGTTTAGATGTTCTCTATGGTTGGGCCCCACTCTATCCTGAGTTGGCTTGCCGTATTGCATCTTAATTTTTTGGCTAAAGAAAGGAATAAATCATGGCAAATCCAGGCCCAGCATCAACAGTATCAGCAGTCTATCTATTCAACGGCAATGCAGCCGATGGTGTAGCTCTAGGTGTAGCTGGTGGAAAAGTAGGTTTTTATGGCGAAACTCCAGTAGTGCAAGCAGCAGCGATTACAACGATTGCTACTAACGCAACTGGAACAGCAATTTCTACAGCAGTTAATGACATCATTACTGCATTGAAGAACATTGGTGTAACAGCCTAATTATGTTGTAACCCAAAGCTCACTCCCAAAAGGGGTGGGCTTTTTCTTTTGTGAAGGGAAGAAATGCACATTACTATCGCTATTCCAGCCTATACAGGCTCAGTTTATATGGCAACTATGAGATCCTTGGTAAATGATCTTGTAATGCTTGTTTCTAGGGGAGATACATTTACCCTTATTGATGACATTGGAAGTGCTTACATAGCTGATTGCCGAGGCGCTATAGCCTCTAATTTCTTAAAAACAGAGTCCGATTGTCTAGTCTTTGTCGATTCGGATGTAGCTTGGGAAAAAGGCGCTCTTTTAAGGCTTGTCGATCATCCTGTTGATTTGGTTGGTGGAATTTATCCATACCGAGTTGATAACTTAGGCTTTCCAATTAAATATTTGGATAAACCTGAGCTTTGGGCTGATCCTGAAACTGGCTTGCTAGAAGTCGCTGCCATTCCTACTGGATTTATGAAAATTAGTCGCAACTGCTTAGAGCAAATGGTCAAAGCCTATCCTGAACAATACTTTCATGATGGAGCTAAAGACAATCTGTTTTATGACTTATTCGCTCACATAGCTGATGGTGATAAAAAATATGGAGAGGATTATTCTTTCTGTTTTAGATGGAGCAAATTAGGAGGTAAGGTTTGGTGTGATCCTGAAATTAAAATGGGTCATACAGGAACTAAAACCTTTGTTGGTCATTTCGGAGATTGGCTGAGAAATCGTTAATATTATTGAATATTTATAAAAAAATAGGATAATGAGGTAGTAGTCCAACCCTCTTTGCAAAGGAAAAAAAATGACTTCAAATACCAAAGCCGTAGGTGTAGCTTACGCAGATCCCAAATTAGACAGCATTACTCTAGCAACTGGTTTAGTTGAAATTCTATCCCTTGATATTGCTATTACTGACAATGTAACCACTACTACAGCTCCTGCTAACAGCCTAGCCGTTACTTCTAACGCTACTGGAACTGGCAAATTATGGATGTCTGATGGTTCTAAATGGCAACAGCTTGCTGCTATCTAAGGACAAATCATGTCTAATACTATCGTTTTGCGATTACAAGCGCAGACTACAGCATTATCGGTAGGAGCTACAGCTCATGCTGCTGTTACTGTTTCTTCAGTTGGCAATAATCAAGTCAATTATGCAGCGTTTTTAAATGCTGGAGCTAATTCAGTAGCTATTGAGATTTCTCCTGTAGGAATTACTGCTACTACAGCAACGCTTCCTGTTGATGGAACTAATGGCTCTTTTGTATTGCCTCCTTTGATGACTCAGCCGATTGTTTTGGCTACTCCAGCCAATAACTTCCAAGTATCTGCTATTGGATCTGCTACAGGCCCTGCTCTTGTATATATAACACCAGTTGGGAATCAGTCTTAAAAATTTAAAGGATGCTGTATGGCTAATCCACCAGTAACATCTGTTCAGAATTTATTGCCTGTTCAGGCTTATTTTGATATTGAAGGTAATTTTCAAACTTTTATTGGTCAGGGTAAGCCGTTTTATGCAACGGCAAATCCTATTCAATCAGGATTGACAATTACCAATAGCACTTTAAATAGTAGTCCAATTGGTAATACTGCTCCTTCTACTGGTGTTTTTACTAACATCAGCGCAACTACTGGAACGATTTCTACACAGCCTACAGGCGCAACAGACATAGTAAATTTATTGGCTTTACAGTCTTATGCTGCTGGTATTAGTTGGAAACAGCCTTGCGTAGCAGCAACTCTGACAAATATTACTTTGTCAGGATTACAAACAATTGATGGTCATCCTGTAGTAGCTGGCAACAGAGTATTAGTTAAGAATCAAGGAACTGCTTCTGAAAACGGCATTTACTTAGCTTCTTCAAGCACTTGGACTCGATCAGAGGATGCAAATACTTGGAATGAGCTGATTTGTGCTATTTCCTTTATTGAGTATGGATCTCAAGCTGGTGGAGCTTGGTTTTGCACAGCTCAAGATGGTGGAACAATTAATGTAACTGCGAATTATTGGTCGCAATTTACAACCTCAGCAACCTACTCTGCTGGAACTGGTTTAACCCTTACAGGCACAGTATTTAGCATTACCAATACAGGAGTCAGCGCAGCAACTTATGGTTCTGCAACTACTTCTCCAACTATTGTTGTAAATGCACAAGGTCAAATTACCTCTGCAACCAATACAACAATTACTCCAGCAGTAGGATCAATTACTGGTCTTGGAACTGGAGTTGCTACTGCATTAGCGGTCAATGTTGGTTCTTCAGGATCTGTTCTTGTTAATGGTGGAGCTTTAGGAACACCAGCTTCAGGTGATTTCAGCTCAGGCACATTTACATGGCCTACCTTTAATCAAAATACGACAGGAACTGCTGCTGGTTTATCGACAACTCTAGCAATTTCTAGTGGTGGAACTGGTCAAACTACAGCTTCTGCTGCGTTTAATGCGCTTTCTCCTATTACATCTACTGGTGATTTAATCATCGGTAATGGCACAAATAGCGCAACTCGTTTAGCGATTGGAGCAAATAATACAGTTCTAACATCCAATGGATCTACTGCTTCATGGGTAGCTGGAACATCTTTCATGGTTTACCCTGGCGCAGGAATACCAAATTCAACTGGTTCTGCATGGGGAACAAGCTATTCAACGACAGGATCAGGAAATGTTGTATTAGCAACAGGATCAACACAATCTAATCCAATTATTAGCAATTATGAGGATTTTACAACTACAACTGCTCCAACTTATACAGAAGGCAGAGTTTGGTATGACAGCACAGCAAAAGCTGTCGCTTATTACAATGACTCTGCTGGAATAAAAGTTCATGTTGGACAAGATTTAATTGTTAAAGTTATTAATAACACAGGTTCAACGATTGCTAATGGCAGTCCTGTTTACATTACAGGCACTTCTAGCGGTCAGACTTACCCTAATGTGGCATTGGCTAAAGCTGACTCAGCTTCTACATCTGCGGTTATTGGACTTACAAATGGTTCTATTGCTAATGGTGCTACTGGTTATGTAACAGCCCAAGGTGGTATTGATGGTGTAAATACAAGTTCATTCACAGTAGGGCAAGTTTTATATCTAAGCCCCTATTCTGCTGGTCAGTTAATGAACACCATTCCACCAACAGGAATAACAGTTCAAGTCGGTGTAGTAACTTATGTAGATGCTTCTGTTGGTCGTATTTATGTAAAACAGACAACTCCTTTAACAGTTCCAGCTTCTATTATTACTGGAGTATTAGCCGTAGCTAATGGTGGAACAGGATTATCTGCTGTAGGCACTAATGGAAATGTATTAACTTCTAATGGTTCAACTTGGGTAAGCCAAGCGCTTCCAGCAAGCGGAATAACCATTACAGACGATACAACCACTAACGCAACTCGTTATGTAACCTTTACAAGTGCTACAAGCGGAACAATTACTGGTGAAAATGTAAGCTCTACCAAGCTCCAATACAACCCATCTACAGGAGCTTTGACAGCTACCAAATACTTTGGTGATGGTTCATCCTTAACAGGAATTAACGCTGGTGCATCACTTAGCAACGATACAACCACAGCAACCAATCTATATCCAATGTTTGCTGCTGCAACAAGCGGAACTCCAACAACTGTTTATACAAGTAACGCTAAGTTACTTTATAAGCCCTCAACTGGAGATTTTCAAGCAAATCAAATGGTTGCAATGAATGGATTAGTATTAAATAATGCAACAGTTTCAACAAGTTACACCATTGCAAGCGGATATAACGCAATGAGCGTAGGCCCTGTAACTGTGGCTAGTGGTCAAACAGTAACTGTTGCTAGTGGATCTCGTTGGGTTGTTTTATAAGGATAAGATATGTCAATTGTAATGTTAGGCTCAACATCAGGAAGTTGCACTTTACAAGAGCAAGCGATTGCTGGCTCTACTGTATTGACCTTACCAGCCGTATCAGGAACAGTTCTTACAGATACATCACCTAAAGCTGGTAATGTTATTCAGGTTGTTAGCACTGCAAAAACAGATACTTTTTCAACTACAAGTAGTTCTTTTGTAGATATTACAGGGCTTACTGTAACCATTACTCCCACAAGTTCATCTAGTAAAATTCTAGTAATTGCACAAGTTTCAAGTTCAGGAATGAACGGCAATTCTGCAATATTTAGATTGGCTGGTGGAAACACATCTTCTTATATTGGTAATGCTGGAACAGGTGAAATTAGAGGTGTTGTTGGTGGAAACTGGCAACAAAATTTAACTAATTTACTTGTATCTCAAAGTTTAATTTATTTAGATTCTCCAGCGACAACTTCTTCTACAACTTATTCAGTTCAATGCACAGTCGGTGGAAGCACAGGAAATCCAGTTCAAGTAAATTTTGCTATTGGCGGTGCTGGAAGCAATACTGTTGCTAGAGGTGCTTCATCAATTACAGTTATGGAGATTGCTGGATGAACCATCAAGCCATATACAAATTAAACCCATCTGTTGTAAAAATTGATAATGATATTGCTTACGATGCCGAAGGTAACGAAGTTCAATATGACAAGGCAGCAGTTCAGGCTTATGTAGATGCTCATGCTTATATTGCTAAAAGAGCCGCAGAATACCCACCCATCACCGATTACATTGATGGTGTAGTAAAGAGTGACCAAGCACAGATTGATAAATACATTGCTGACTGCTTAGCGGTCAAGGCTAAGTATCCGAAGGGAGCAGCATAATGCCATCCATTATTAACGCAACTACTAGCACAGGACTTGTATCTAGTGCTGACAACTCAGGATCATTACAACTAGCTACTAATAACGGCACTACTGCTGTAACGATTGATACTTCACAAAATGTATTAATTGGAACTACAAGTGCAGCAACATCAAGCACTTTAAATGTTGTAGGTACTGGTTATCAACCATTATATGTAAACACTACAATATCAGGTGGCGGTGGAGCAGCATTTTTAAGAAGCGGAACACAGGCACTATACACAGGAACAGCAGGAAGTTCTTGGTTAACTGGCTCATCAACTGCTGATGGACTTATTCGTTCTGAAGCAAATATGTTGTTTGCAACTGGAAACACAGAACGGATGCGTATTACTTCAGGTGGTAATTTATTGGTTAATACGACAACATCTTATGGAAAAATAACATCAAATGCCTCTTTAGATCCGTTTAGCTCTGCTTGGGCAACATCAAATGCACTAACCACAATTGGAAGCTATGGTGGCGGTATTGCGTTACTTGATGGTTCTAAAGGCTATTTATTACGAGCCCAAGATAATGGTAATGATTTTTATATACAAGGAGGAGCAACATCTGGGGCTGTTAGCGGAGGTGTTTATTTAAACGATTATGCTACCTCTTGGTCGTCAGCTTCGGATGAAAGATTAAAAACAATTATTGAGCCAATAACAGATGCTTTAAATAAAGTTGTTGAACTAAGAACTGTAATTGGACGATATAACTATGAAGCAGAAGATAAACGGCATCCTTTTTTAATTGCTCAAGATGTTCAAGCAGTATTGCCTGAAGCAGTTAGTATTATGAATAAAGGGAAAGAAAACGAATGCTTAGGTCTTTCTTATACTGATACCGTTCCTCTTCTAATAGCAGCTATTAAAGAACTAAACGAGAAAGTAGAAGCACAAGCAGTCCGCATTGCTGAATTAGAAGGAGCAAAATAATGTCTTTAATACTTGATGGAACAAATGGATTATCCGATATAGATGGTTCAGCAGCCACACCAGCAATTCGAGGAACTGACTCTAATACTGGTATTTTCTTTCCAGCAGCAGACACCATAGCTTTTTCTGAGGGTGGTGCAGAGTCGATGCGATTAGATTCTAGCGGTAATGTTGGAATTGGCACTAGTAGTCCAGCAACAAGGCTAACAGCAAAAGGTTCTACTGGTATCGCAGCAGAGCGTGATGTTGATACTGATCGAATGATTGTTACATATAACAACATTACAAGTTATGCAAACGCTACTGGTGCTAATAATTACAATAACTGGACATTTACGCAATCCAATAACTCAGGATCAAATGAAAGGATGCGTATTGATTCTATTGGTAGATTTTTAGTTGGTTGCACAACAGAACCAAATAATACAGTAAATGGCTTTAAAACTGCATCAGACTACACCATTATGTCTTCCTTTCAACAAACAGTTTTATATGTTAATAGAAATGGAAATGATGGAGAATTAGTTCAATTTAGGCAAGATAATAGCGCAGAAGGAAACATCTCTGTATCAGGTTCTACTGTTTCTTACAATGGGGGTCATTTATCTCGCTGGTCGCAATTACCAAATCAACAAAAAGACGATACTTTATTAAAAGGCACAGTCATGTCTAACTTAGACGATATGTGCGTTTGGATTAAAGATGGTCAAGAATTGTTAAATGAACAGTTAAATAAAATGAAAGTATCGGATGTAGAAGGCGATATTAATGTGGCTGGTGTGTTTGTAAGCTGGCAGTTTGATGAGCAATGCCAATCCGATGATATGAATGTAGCTATGACAGGCGATATGATTATTCGTATTGCAAATGGTGTCGTAGTTCAAAAAGGCGATTTACTAATGTCGGCTGGCGATGGAACTGCTAAACCACAAGGCGATGACATCCGCAGAAGCAAAACAATCGCTAAAGTAACATCCAACCATGTAACTTGCACTTATGAAGATGGTTCTTACTGTGTTCCATGTGTATTAATGGCTTGCTAAAAACCATGACAAATTACGAATGGAAAATATTAAAAGTCTTTTCTGAGAACGAAAAGATTATAGAAGTTCAATTTCTATTGAAAGCACAAAATGAAACAAATACTGTCGAAACTGAAGGCTATCATTGTTTTTCTGAAGGAACAGTTGCTAAACCTTATTCAGAAATTAAGGAAGAAGATTTAATTCGTTGGTTAGATCAAGATACTACCAAAGACGAAATAAACATCATAAAATTGAATCTAGACAAACAATTAGAAGCATTAAAAAATAGTAAAAAAAGTGAATTTCCTTGGTTAGTGGATACCTTTACTATTGAATAGGAACTATTATGACTAAGCCAACGCAAAAACAGGTCAAAGAATTATTTGAATATGATTCAAATGGTTATTTGATTTGGGCTGTAAATCGTAAAAGAGCAAGAATTGGCAATAAAGTTGGTATATTGCATCCTAATGGGTATTTAAGAACTAGGGTTAATGGTATTTTGCAAAGTAATCATAGGTTAATTTATCTTTGGCATCATGGTTATATGCCTGAAATGGTGGATCATGTTGATGGAAATAAATTAAACAACAAGATTGAAAATCTTAGAGCTTCCGATAAAGTAACAAATCAAAATAATGCAAAAATTAGTGTTAAAAATACTTCAGGGTATAAGAATGTATGTTTTTGTTCTCAAACAAAAAAATGGGCAGTAAAAATAAGAATTTTTGGGAAAAGTAAAACTTTAGGAAGATTTAATGATATTGAATTGGCTGACTTAGTTGCTCAAGAAGCAAGATTAAAATATTTTAAAGAATTCGCAAGGAGCGTGTAATGTCAAAGCCCATAGAAATAATTTCAAGATCATTAAAAGACATAGGAGCTTTGGAAGCTGGAGAACAACCTACAGCAGATGCAGCTAGAGATGCTTTTGATTTGATGAATGACCTCATAGACCAATGGTCAAATGAGGACATGATGGTCTTTAATATTACAGAGATTATTTTTCCTGTCATAGCTGGTCAAGTGCAATATACGATAGGCCCTGATCCATCTACTGCTAACTTTATTGGCTCAAACTTTACAGGCACTTTTTCAGGCAATGTTTTGACAGTTACTGGCATTAATTCAGGAGCTGTAGCTCAAGGTCAATATTTAAACTGTCAAGGTGTTACTAGCGGAACTCGTATTGTTCGCAACCTGACAGGAGCTGGCGGTAATGTAAACGAGCAAGGAACTTACCTTTTAAACATTACTCAGCCAAATCAAACTCCTGTATTTACTGGCTCAATCTCAGGAACAACCCTAACTGTTACGGCAATGACTTCAGGTGCTGTTAATGTGGGTTCTGTTATTAGCGGAACTGGAGTAACGGCAGGAACAACCATTTCAGCTCTGATCTCAGGAACTGGTGGAGTTGGAACTTACACAGTAAGTGCTTCACAGACTGTATCTTCAACAACGATTACAGGCACTATTGTTCCTTCTACCATTACTGCTTACTATCAAAAGCCATTAGGAATTGATAGTGCTTATGTAAGAGTAAATACCAGCTCTAATGGTCAGCCTATTGCTAATGGTGGATTGGACTACCAAATGGCAGTTTTGGCTTTGGATAACTACAACTCGATTGGTCTAAAAACGCTGAACGGCCCTTGGCCTAAAGCCGTATATTTCAACCCAAATGAACAATCAGGAAATGTGTTTCTATGGCCTAACCCATCACAAGGCGAAGTCCATTTGTTTGCTCAAACCTTGTTTAGCAACTATGGCACTATGTATGATGATATAGTCCTTCCACAAGGCTATTCTATGGCTCTCAGATGGTGCTTGGCAGAGCGTTTGATGCCTATGTATGGCAAAGCCTCTGCAACGCAAATAGCGATGATTAATGCCTATGCAGCCCAAGCTAAAGCTACCCTAAAACGCACCAATATGAAACCGATGCAATCTGCTCAATTTGCAGATGCAATGCTTTCAAGCAGACAAAAAGATGCTGGTTGGATTCTTAATGGCGGTTTCTTTAGATAAGGCTAGAAAATGGCAGATTTTGGCTTTGTTGGCGCAGCTTATGAAGCTCCATCCATCTATCAAGATGCTCAGGAGTGCATAAACTTTAGACCTGAAATTGATCCTACCCTTCCTCAAGGTGCTAGACAAGTTATTGCCCTATATCCAACACCAGGGCTAACCAATGTCGTAACCTTACAAAATTCTCAACAAATAAGGGGAATGAGAACAGTTTCAGGTGGCAATTACTTAGTAGTTGTATGTGGGCCTTATGTCTATGTCATGGGATCAACCTTTACTCCCACAATCGTAGGTCAGCTAAACAGCTCAACTGGTCAAGTTGGCATTACTGATAATGGTCTAAATGTCTATATCGTAGATGGATCTAATCGTTACACTTGGCGCATTTCCAATCCAGCCTCTGCCGTATTTCAAGGAACAATTAGCGGAACTACCCTTACTGTTACTTTGTTGCAAAGCGGAACAATAGCAGCAGGACAATCCCTATTTGGTATTGGAATATTGAATCAAACAGTTATAACTGGTGGATCAGGAACATCTTGGACTATTAACCAAAGTCATTCTATTCCTACAGCAATTCAGATGAACTCAGCAACTGTTGGAGCTGTAATAACGGCTGATATGTCAGGAACAACTTTGACAGTTTCGGCTGTTTCTAGTGGAACTTTATATGCTGGTCAAACAATTACAGGATCAACAGTAACAGCTAAAACCATTATTACGGCTTTAGGTAGCGGAACTGTTCTAAGCGAAGTTATTGCTTCAGGAGGAACTGGTTACGCTGTAAACGAAAATATTACTGTTTTAGGCGGTGTTTACGGCTCTAGTCCTGCTACTTATACAGTTACATCAATAGGCGGTTCAGGAGCTGTTACAGGGCTTACAAGAACCTTTTCAGGTCAATACACATCTGTTCCTGCAAACAATGTATCAACTTCATCGGATGGTTCAGGAACTGGCTTAACCCTTACCTTGACTTTTGGAACAGGAGCTGGATCAACTGGTAACTATGTTATCAATAACAGCCAAACTGTTACTTCTAGAACCATGTATGGTCTAAATTTTAGTGAGCTTCCTTCTACAGATGGAGCTTTTGCTGGTGGTTCTGTAGTCGATATTGTTGATAACTACTTTATTTATAACAGACCAAATACTCAGCAATTTGCTGCTTCTGATGTTCTTTCTCCAATAACTTATGGACTGTCATTTGCCAGTAAGTTTACAGGCCCTGACAATCTTGTTTCACTAATTGTGGATCATGGTCAAGTCTATTTGCTAGGAGAAAAGACTTCTGAGGTTTGGGCTGATGTGGGAACTTTCCCATTTCCTTTCCAAAGGATACCAGGCGCTTCTTCTCAGCATGGAATAGCAGCTCAATTTAGCATGGCTCGATTTGGCAACTCGTTTGCTTATGTGTCTAGAAATGATCGTGGTCAAGCTGTTATTGTGCAAATGAATGGTTATTTTCCACAGCGTATTTCAACTCATGCGGTAGAGAATACTTTGGTAAATCAACCGATTAGCGATGCAATAGCTTACACATACCAACTTGAAGGACATGAGTGCTATGTTGTTACTTTCCCAAGCATTGAATTGACTTGGGTATTTGATGGAGCAACAGGACTTTGGCATAAATGGCTATGGACTGATACCCAAAACAACTACAAACGGCATAGATCCAATTGTGGAGCTTTGTTCCAAAATCAGTTTTTAGTAGGGGATTACGAAAATGGTCAAATTTATCGTTTAGATCCCAATAACTACACAGATAATGGAAATCACATTAGAAGAATGAGAAGATGCCCTCACTTAGTAGCTGACTTTCAACGGCAGTATTTTGACGAGTTGCAGATTCAATTTCAGCCTGGTGTTGGATTACAAGGCATAGAAACTTTTCCATTGGGAGAGAATGATATTGGTATAAACCCTCAAGCCATGTTGCGTTGGTCAAATGATGGTGGCTCTACTTGGTCTAATGAACATTGGGCTAGTATTGGCAAAGTCGGTAAATATCAAAATCGTATTATTTGGCGCAGATTAGGACAGGCTAGAGATCGTATTTATGAAGTTGTAGTTACAGATCCTGTCAAAGCTGTGATTGTTTCGGCTAACTTAAAAGCCTCTGTAGGGGAAAACTAATGGCAAATCAAATATGGGGGCCAAGTCAAGATAACCCATTTCCTCAGACAGATTTTATGGATGAGCAAACCAAAAGACCAACTAGAGCTTGGCAAGTATGGTTTTTAAATCTATTAAATTTCACAAAAATTTCTCCTTCAGAAACGGCTGGAAGCTCTGTTTTGCCAGCAAATCCAGTTGGTTTTATTGAAATGACAATAAACGGCAAGATCTACAAAGTGCCTTACTACAATGTCTAATCTACAAGTCATAACAGAAGAAAAAGTGCAAAGGCTAGAAAAGCACTTTTTACAAGAAAAACAAGCGGATTGCCCTGTTACACATCATTTTGCTCCTAACATTTACATTAGAGAAGTTAGGATTCCAGCAGGAACATTTTCCATAGGGCATTATCAAAAAACAGAGCATTTAAACATCATGCTTGCTGGTCGAGTAACGATGGTTAATGAGGATGGATCTCATACTGAATTGGTAGCTCCACAGACTTTTGTAGCCAAGCCTGGCAGAAAAATAGGCTATATCTATGAAGATATGATTTGGCAGAATGTTTATGCAACTAGCGAAACAGATATAGAAAAGCTAGAAGATATGTTTTTGCTTAAAAGCATGACATGGCAAGATCACCAAAACTCACAAAAACTGTTACTTACATTAGATCATTCTTCTGATATTGCTGACTATTACTTGGCTATAGCTGAATTTGGTTTTGACCATGAAACAGTTAGAAAACAAACAGAAAATCTTGAAGATCAGATTCCTATGCCTTTTGGTAACTATAAATGTATGGTTGCTAATTCAAGGATAGATGGAAAAGGCATATTTGCTACTGGCAACTTTAAAGAAGGAGAAGTTATAGCTCCTGCAAGAATAAATGGCAAAAGAACTCCTGTCGGAAGATATACAAATCATTCAAAAAATGCTAACGGAATTATGGTTTTGAGAGATAATAATGACATTGATTTAGTAGCAAAAAAGGCTATAAATGGGTGTCATGGAGGTAATTTAGGCGAAGAAATTACTATTGATTATCGACAAGCCTTGAGTATTGCAATAAGGAGAGATTAAATGTCAGGAGTCGCAACAGCTATCGTAGTTGGATCAGTAGCTTCAGGCTACATGGCAAGCCAAGGAGCTAAAAGCGCTGCTCAAAAACAAGCCGATGCAGCAGCTAGAGCGCAAGGTCAGTTATTAGAAACTGGCGAAAGAGCTGCTGATGTCTATGCTCCTTATGTGGCTAAAGGAGTTACAGCTCTTAATAAAATGGCTGAAGATCCTTACTTTACTCAACAATTTACCAATAAAGACCTAAATGCTACTTTGGCGCCAGGATATGATTTTAGATTGCGCCAAGGTCAGCAAGCTAATTTAATGGCTTCAAATGTAACTGGTGGAGCTGTAAGCGGTAATGCTTTGCGTAGTTTGCAAGACTATACACAAAACTTTGCTTCAGGCGAATATGCCAATGCTTTTAACCAATTTCAAACTCAACGAGGCAATATTTTCTCTAATTTAAGAGAAATTGCTAACTTTGGTTTAACAGGAACTACTGGTCAAGCAAATGCAATGCTTGGAACTGGAACTAATATTGCAAGTTTGATGGCTGCATCAGGCAATGCACAAGCAGCTTCTCAGATAGCTCAAGGCAATATTTATGCAAATACAGCTCAAGGAGTGGCAAACGCAGGAACTTATTACGCTATGAATCAGAATCAAAATCCATATCAAAATATGGGAATAAGCGGAAATAGAAATACTGGTTATACATATCAAAACCAAATAGGGCCAACCGAATCAGGTGGAAATTTAAGCTCTTTGAATTTAAGGACATAATATGCCAGCTTTAAGCACATTACCTGACGCAAGTATTTATGGTTCTGTTCCAACTCCTAAAGCTATGTCTTTGCAAGAAATGGTTGATCTTGGAAGAACCTCTACTGCTTTGCAAAGAGAAAAAGCTTTATTGCCTTCAGCAATACAACAAGGTCAAGCACAAGCTCAAACTGCAACAATGCAAGCTGATAGTGCAACTTTAGATAATGCTTTAAAACATACAACTCAAGTAACTCAAAGCATCCAAGGTCTTTTGACAAAACCTGATTTAACTTCTGACGATATTGTTAATTCTGTTAAAGAAAATGCTAAAAGAATGAATACTCCTGAAAATGCTGTTAATCAAGCGTTATCAGGAGTTCCTGTAAACGGATCACCAACTGAGTTAAGAGCTTGGTTGGCTATGAGTTTAGCTAAAACTTTAAATGCTCAAACTCAGCTTGAAAAAGTTTATCCAGGCGGTATATTGCCTTCACAGTTGCCTGAACAGGGTTATCAAGTTAATAAGCCTGTTACACCTTCAACTGAAGCTCCTACTGCTGCTCCTGCTGCTGCTCCCAAAACTGGTGTTCAGCCTCAAGATATGAGCCAACCAGTTAAGACTGATTTAAGCAAACCAGTTCCATTGTCTTATCCTGTAAGACAAGCTGGTCAAGCCTATACAGCGCTTCCACAAGAAGAAGATGAGCGTAAGTTAGGAACTGCATCAAAAACAGCCTTAATTTCTAGACAGTCTGAGCTTCCTGCTTCTCGCAGAACTGTTGATGAGGTTATCAAAAAAGCTCAAGAACTAGAAAAATCAGCTCTTTTGCCTACTTCAGGAGTTTTAGGTTCTATTGAACGAAACTTATCTACATTCTTGGGAACAGAACAAGGTATTCGTTATAAAGAATTGTCTAAAGACTTGGCTAATGCTGCTATTGCTAACATTAAAGCTAGTGGTGGATCTATAGATACTGTTGCAGGACAGCAATTACAGAGAATGGCTAATGGTGATGAAACTTATCCTCCAAAAGTATTGATTGAAATTGCTCGTAGAACTCAAGCTGACATGACAGCTCTTGACTCAAAAGCGACAGCAATTAAGAAATTCTCTGACAAGTTTGGAGATCAAAACTTAAAGTCTTTTGAACAGATGTGGTCTAAAAATGCTGATCCTAAGATTTTCCAAGCTATGAATATCTTTAACGATCCAAGAATGTCTAAGGAAGAAAAAGCAAAAGCTAGAGATGAATTACTTGGAATTGATAAAAATCAACTCAAGATTTTTAATGAGCAATACAATAACATCAAAAGATTAGAGCAAACAGGAACTCTGTAATGGATGATTTTGGTCAATTCTTAATGGGTGGACAGGCAAAACCTAGTCCACAAGCTAATCCTGTTGCATCAAAAGGAAGCTCTCCTGTCATTACTGAAGAATTACTAGATAGTCTTAAACGCACAGAAAGCGGTAATCAAAAGTTTGCTTTAAATAAACAATCAGGAGCTATGGGAGATTATCAATTTATCCCATCTACTGTAAAAATGTTGCATGAGCAAGGATATGAATTTAATCCATTCAATCCTGCTCAAGCTAGAGAGGCAGCTCGTCATTATTTAACTACTTTAGTCAATAAGACAGGAAGTTTAGATAAGGCCTTGGCTGCTTATGGTGGTCATATCACTAAAGATCCTACACCTTATGTAAACAAAGTTATTGGTGGCGCTAAATCGGCAGTAGCTCAACCATCTGCTAACGAAACAACCGATGACTTTGGTAGCTTTTTGATGGGTGGCAAAGCCGAGCCTAGTAAAGAAAAAGCCCAAGAAAAGCCAAAACGAGTTGATGTTTATGCACAAAAAATTAAATCAATATCCCCAGTTGAAGAAGGCAAGAATGTAGTTAAAGGTCTAGCTTCTATTGCGGATATTGCTTTGGAAGCTGTTCCTGCTGCTGCTGGTCAAGTTGTCTATGCTGGTGGCAGAGCTTTAGGTCAAAGTCCTGAACAGGCTACTAAGACAGCTCAAAAAGTTTCAGGAGCTGTTCCTACATTTGGAAAAACCTTTGGAATTACTGAAGATCCTGCTTACAAGCAAGAAGCAACTCGCAGAATCATGGGTCAAATTGGCGAATACATTGGTGAAAGTGCCGATGTTATTTCCCAAAAGACAGGCATACCCAAGCAAGATGTGGAGAATATGCTTGGCACTCTAGGAATGGGTGTTGGAGCTAAATTACCATCTGCTAAAGGTGGTGCAATGAAGATTCAAGAGCAGTTTGAAAAGCGTTTTCCAAAAATGGAACAAACTCCTACAACTGCGCCAGTCGCACCTACTCCTGCAATGACAGGAGTTGGAGCTGCTAAAGTTGAAATCAATCCTTATGCAGGAAAGATTACTGGTGAAGAATCAGCTAGAGGTCAATATCCTGTAGTTAAGTTATCTAAGATTAAGCAAGATGTTCCTGCTACAGAACAGCAAATTAGATCCCAAATTGCTAATGAAATATTAGGCGATACTGGTCAAGTTCGTAGCGGTGTTATTACTGGTAACGAAAACACCTTACGACAGGAATATACAGAAGCTCGATCTGCCAATCCAACTCCAAGAAGCGAGATTTTAAAGAAACAAATCGCTGATGAGCAAAACGCTTTGACTCGTTATGCCGAAAAGCGTGTTGATGCAACAGGAGCTAGTAAAAATCTACCTTCTGACTATGAGCGTGGTCAGCTCATGAATGATGCTATTGCTGGTGATGATGGTCTAACAGGATTCTTAAAACAGCAAAAACAAGCTCTTTTTGATGAAGCTCGAAACAAAGTAGGTGATAACCCTATACAAACAGACTCTGTTAATCAGTTGTTACAAAACAAACAGTTCAGGGCTAGTTTGGGTTTAAGAGGCAATGAAGGTGTTGCTAAGAGCGCAGAACAGCTAATTGAATTAGCTAAGACTGTTGGCTTTGAAGATCGAGCAGGAAATATATTGCCTCCTAACAGTATTGCTTCTTGGAAAGCCGTAAGAGAGGCTTTAAACGCTGAATGGACTAGGGATAATGCCTCAACAATAGCCAAGATTAATAACGCTATTGACCAAGATATTGCTAAAGCTGGCGGTCAAGATTTGTATAAGAAAGCCGACAATCTTCACAAAGCTGAAAAGAAAATATTTGAATCTAAAGGCATTAGAACTCTTTTTGGTGATGTAGATCCTAATGGTGTGCAAACTGCAACTAATTTTGAGGCTATTCCTAAAAAGCTCAACTCAATGCCTGTAGATCAATGGAAGCATATTTACGACACCTATGATGAAATTTCTAAAGGCAGAGTTCGTGGAGCTGGATTTGATTTAGAAATTACTCCTGAACTAATGCAGTATGCGGAAGCTGCCAAAGCCGAAATGAGAGGCGCTTTGGCTAGAGAAATATTGCAAGCTGGTGGCGGTAAAGCAGGAGTATGGAATCAAAACTCTGTAAACAATCTTTTAAATAACCCAATTAGGTCTAAAAAGATTGAGCATGCTTTTTCTCCTGAAGAACAAAGAGCTTTCCATACCTTAAATTATGCTGGTCATATCATGCCAGGAGTCCATGCTTACGAAGGCGCAGCTTTACAAGCTCAACGAGTAAATAAATTTGCCGAAAAACTGCCTATGATTGGCAGAGAAGTAGGAGCTGTAACTCGTGTTCCATTCGGAGCAACTATTGGTGAAAAGGTAGGCGAAAAAGCTGCTTTGTTCACAATCGGTAAATCTGAGAAAAAACAAGCTCAGAAGCTGCAAGAAGAAATGGCTAAAAATGCTCAAAAAGGCAAAACTAATCTTAAAGACATAGGTAAGGAATAATTATGGCATCAGTTCTTTTATCCCCATATGGAGTAGGTCAGCAATTCTTTGATGACAATGGTGTTCCTTTGGCTGGTGGTTTGATTTATACCTACCAAGCAGGATCTTCTACCCCATTAGTAACTTACACAGACAATGGTGGAACTATTGCTAATGCCAATCCTATTGTTTTAGATGCTTCAGGAAGAACTCCACAGCAAATTTGGTTACTTACTGGCTATTCTTACAAGTTTGTTCTTCAAAATGCTGATGCCGTATTGATTCAGACTTTGGACAATATTTATCCAATTCTGCAAAATGCACCAGCTTCAGCTCCTGCCATTCCTAGCGGTGGAATTATTATTTGGTCAGGATCTACTGGCTCTATTCCTGCAACTTGGTATTTATGCGATGGAACAAATGGAACTCCTGATTTAAGAGATCGATTTATTGTTGGAGCTGGTAATAGTTATGCTGTAAATGCAACTGGTGGAACAGCCGATGCAGTAGTTGTAAGTCATACCCATACAGCAACCTCAACTTCTGTAGTTACAGATCCTGGTCATACACATACCTCACCTTCAAATGGCGCACCAAATGGAGCAGGAGCTGGAGCAGCATTTACAACTGGAATGGGTAATGTGCCAGGTCATGCAACTTTATCTAATACAACAGGAATTAGTGTTGCTACAACTACAACCAATGCTACTGCTGGTGTTAGCGGAACTAACGCTAATCTGCCACCTTACTATGCTCTTGCTTACATTATGAAGGCTTAGTATGTCATTCGAGCTAGATCCTGTGAAATATGGTGTTCTTTGGAATACTGTGGAGAACAACGAAAAAAAACTAGAAGAAATGTCTAAAAAAATAGACAAGCTAGAAAGTTCTATAGAACAATTAGTCAAACTTGTAAACCAATCAAGAGGCGCTTTGTGGATGGGATTGGGAATTTTATCGGTCATTAGCGGAGTAATTGGCTTTGTAGGGAGTTACTTTTCAGGAAAATGAAGATGTATGTCAGACCAATTCGGATTTTTGGAAGGAGCAAAATCTCTTAGTTCCTCCCTAAACGCTAGTCGAGATGTAAGCAAAGAGCTTACTAAAAGCATTTCTGACACACAAAAAGAAGCAACCGATTTAGCAGTTCAGCGCAATTTAAATAGGCGCAGGGAACTAAAAGAAAATGAAATTCGTAAGGAGTTGTTCCTTAAAAAAGTGTTGATGCAATGGGAACATGAGGAACAAGTTAGACGAGAAGAAGCAAAGATACGAGCAGATTTTTTAAGGAAATATGGCAAACGATGGGCAGAAGTAGAAGCCTTAAAAGTTAAGTTAGAAAAGCAAGAGAAAGAGTTTCAAAAGGAATTTAACAAGGATTTACGCAAAGCCCAAGTCGCTCAGTTTTGGTGTTTTGTAGTGGCAGGGTATATAGCTTATTACTTAGTATGGGGTTCTAAATGAACATGCAAGATGTATTAAAAGCTGTGATTCCAATCATAGTAGCTTGTATAGCTTGGCTGCTCGGTCAAGTATCCTCATTTCAAACAAGACTTACTCAGATTGAAGGCAAAATGCCAGCTTTAATTACTGGTGAAGGTGTTCCAACTGATAGCCCTATTTCGGCAGAGCGTAGAGCAAAAATGCGTGAAGAACTATACAAAGAAATTCATGATCTTCATGTAAGAGTCAAGTTGTTAGAAGAAAGGTCTAAAAAATAATGGAAACATTACTTGGAATACTTAAAGGAGTTGC